TAAACCGGTAGTAAACCGGTAGTAAACCGGTATACCGGTTTAGATAAAGGCAGGTCTGTTGGTATAAGTGGGGGTCGTAGACCCACTTATCCACAGGCCAATCTGGTCAGTTTTGAGATAGTGAAAAGTAAACAGGTAAACCGGTAGATTTCCTTAACCCATACCGGTTTACTTTTGACCCTTTTGAGAGGTTTTAGATGGAACAACAAGTTGAACAGTTATCCACAGGTTATCCACAGTTGTGGGATGAGAGGGTTTTTTGCCATGAATGTCAGCATTCATGCATGGTTGAGCAGCGCCAGTCGATGCCAGCTGAACAGATGGAAAGGCACAGGAAGGTCAACTCAAAACCATTGCAGTGGATGTTTGACCAGGCAAAGATTAGGAATGGATGGGCAACCATCACATGGTCCGAACATCAGTGCGGCAAAACGGGACTGGCTGCATTCCCGACCGATGTCAAGCACCGATGCCACTTGTTCCAAGCCAAAGCCTCGGCAGTAGAATCCGAGGAATGGTGGTTGACTTAAAACGCAAAAGAAAAAGCATTGAACACATTGACCAAGTCAAGGTGGTGCAGCACTTTCGAGCGTTTTATCCGGACATCATCATTGCAGCGATACCGAATGGAGGCGATAGAACGGCCTCAGAGCGCGTTAGATTGCATTCTGAAGGGGTATTGGCAGGGATGCCTGATCTTTGCGTCTTGGAGGCTAAAAACGGGTTTCATGCGCTATTTGTGGAGATGAAGACCAAGGCCGGAGTGGTTTCAGCCAAACAAAGCGCTGTGGGTTTGCAGTTAAATGCAAAAGGATATCGGTCAGTGGTCGCCAGATCAGCAGCTGATGCAATCAAAACAATTGAGGAATACTTGAATGGCCAAAGCACAAACCATGAGTGAACTGGCAGACAACATTGCAGCCAGGCAGATGAACCAAAAGGAACTCGCCAACATCGAGCGCAAAGAGATGTCTGGGATCAATAAGAAAATTCACGCCTTTGGCGGTGAGGCTATGCTCTTTGACCATATCTCCGAAGGGAAGACAGTCAATTCAGTGATTAAGTCTTTGGACATCAGCATCGGTGGTTTCTACAAATGGATCGAAAAAGATGCCAAGCGGGGAGAACTCCTCGCACGCGCACGCACGCGAGGTGGCAGAAGTTTAGCAGAGCAGACCCTCGAAATTGCAGACACGGCCACGCCTCAAGAGGCGCAAGTGGCCAAGCTGAGAGTGGATACAAGGCGCTGGCTGGCCTCAAAGCAAGCGCCAGATGAGTACGGGGACAAGCAGCAACCACTGGTCAACATCGACCTGGGAAGCATGGCCCTTGATGCACTGCGCAAGCGCAGCATCGTATCGGTAGACGATATTGAAGAAACGAATACCAAATGATTCAGTCACTTTATACAACGACCATTATGTTAAGTGGACAAGTCGTTATCCACAGAATTAAGTGCATCAAAGTATTACAAGCCTAGTTATGCACAGGAATCTGTGGATAAAGTTGGCCAAAATCTGGGGACAAGTCGGTGGTGGCCAGCTGGCGGTCGGTGGCCGTGACCCCCCCCTTGGCCGGATCGGAGGGGGCGACTGTGGCGGCACTAAACACCTACAAAAAAAATTTTCTAAAAAATAAAAAAATAATTTAACAAACAAGTCAAATTGTGCAAAAATGTCAACTCCACAAACAACGGAGCAAACGAATGAAATCTAAACTAGCGACAGTGGTGATCAATGACCAGGAGTGGATTGTGTTGGACACTGACGAGTCCAGAGACAAAAAAATCTTCTGCAAGCTGATGAGCTTGGATGGCACAATTGTCTGGCACACTTGGGTGGACATTAACCAGATCGTGGGGGTAATATGAATATTGCGTTATTAACTAAAGTCAGACAATTGTTTAATGTTGATTATGTGCCGCGTAGCACGAATAGACATAATCAGAGGCAATATATCAAGGCATTAAGATTATTAGGTGATAAGTGGTTAACACACCCACATAATCAGATTCAGAAAATACAGTGATTATTATTTATTTGATATTGGCATTTAATGTGCTGGTTTTGATTTGGGGAATATGGAAATGGTATCGTGAAGAGTAATTTTGTAAATAACCATATTCGGTTAAATGGGAATATGCATGGCCATAAATTACGGCTTTGTAATAAATGCGAAGAGATGAAGCCGCCAGAGGGTGGGGTGCAGATGAGTGCAGCCAGGTGGATTTGTGCATCGTGCTGGACTGATCGGGAGACGGGCCGGAATCTGAAGCAAGCGAGGATGAAATGACTGATTTATTGACAGCGATGCACTTGTCGGTGGTGTTGTTGGATTTGAAGATTCGGATGATGGAGGCGATCAATGAGGATCGGTTTGATCTGGCGATGACGTATCACTTGCTGATACTGGTCAGGACTGATGAGCTTCAGGCACATAAGTGGGCGATGAGTCCCAAGGCATGGGCCATCTATGAGACGATCCACCCATGAGTAAAGAAAATGTGTTTGCCCAGTGGGTGGAGAGGTATCAGCCTGATCCGGTGCTATTTGTGCGGGAGGTTTTAGGGGTTGACCCTGACCCGTGGCAAGTGAAGTTTCTTGGGGCAATAGCGCGGGGTGATAGGAAGATAAGTGTCAGGAGTGGCCACGGGGTGGGGAAAAGTACGGCAAGCAGCTGGGCCATGCTCTGGTACTTTATGACCAGGAGTCCAGTCAAGGTGGTGGTGACAGCGCCAACGAGTTCGCAGCTGTATGACGCGATGTTTGCAGAGCTAAAGAGGTGGATCAATGCGATGCCATTGCCTTTGCAGGGACTCTTGACTGTCAAGCAAGAGAGGATTGAATTCAATGCTGCACCGACTGAGATGTTTATCAGTGCCAGGACAAGTCGGGCCGAGCAGCCAGAGGCTTTGCAGGGGATTCACTCAGAGAACGTGATGCTGGTGGCTGATGAGGCCAGTGGTGTGCCGGAGCAAGTGTTCGAGGCCGCAGCTGGCTCGATGTCGGGGCATAACGCTGTGACGCTACTTTTGGGGAATCCGGTCAGATCGAGTGGGTTCTTTTACGACACCCACACGCGCCTGTCTGATGAGTGGACCACGTTTCAAGTGGCGTGTACTGACTCGCCAAGGGTGAGCGATGAGTACGTCAAAGAGATGGCCATGCGCTATGGCGAGGAGAGCAATGTCTACCGGATCAGGGTGGTGGGTGAGTTTCCCAAGGGCGATGATGACACTGTCATTGCCATGGATTTGCTGGAGAGTGCGGTGAATCGGGATGTCGCGCCAAGTGACTATGCGCCCATGATCTGGGGCTTGGATGTGGCAAGGTTTGGTAGTGACAGATCAGCATTGTGCAAAAGGCAAGGCAATGCGGTGACTGAGAATATCCGGACATGGAAGAATTTAGATTTGATGCAATTGACTGGTGCGGTGGTGGCCGAGTACCAGGCGCTGCCACCAAGCCAGCAGCCCAAGGAAATACTGGTCGACTCCATTGGCCTTGGGGCTGGCGTGGTGGATCGGCTGCGGGAACTGGGGCTGCCAGCCCGTGGCATCAATGTGTCCGAGTCCCCAGCCATGGGCGGGACTTACAGGAATCTGAAGGCCGAGCTTTGGTATCGGGCAAGGGCGTGGCTTGAGGCGCGGGACTGCAAGATGCCAAAGGATGATGTCTTGATTGCCGAGCTGGCCACAGTGCGGTACAACTTCACCAGCAATGGCAAGATCGCCATTGAGGGGAAAGACGAGATCAAGAGGCGCGGCCTGCCAAGTCCTGACAAGGCCGATGCCTTTGTCCTGACATTTGCAAGTGATGCGGTGATGGGGATGTACGGGAGCAGTGGCTCAAGCAAGTGGTCTCAACCCCTACGCAGAAACTTGTCGCGGGTTGCATAATTCGGGTATTGACAAATCAATGGGGGAAACCTATGAAGGCAATGAGTAAAGCGCAAAAGAAGGTCGGCAAGGTGATGAAAGAGTTTGGCTCTGGCAAGCTGCATTCTGGCAAGGGTGGTCCGGTTGTGAAGAATCCCAAGCAGGCCATTGCCATTGCCATGTCAGAAGCTAAACTGCCCATGCGCGGTCAGCGCACAGCAAAGAACAAGGCGAAAAAATAATGGCAACACTACAACGCACCATGAGCCAAGTCATGGACCGAGACATGGAAGAGGGAATGGGCGAGGACATGAGCGCAGGCGAGAACTGCCCATTGCCCACGCAAGACATTACCCTCAACTTGAAAAACCGCGCCAAGGCAATCACCAGCGCGGCTTATGGTCCTGAGAATCCCAAGCTGCCCAACGAGGCTTTTTGGCGCAAGAAGGCTGACAAATGGGATGTGAGCATGGATGACGCAAAGAAAAGCCTGTGCGGTAACTGTGCAGCGTTTAACGTGTCTGACAACATCAAAGAGTGCATTGCCCAAGGCATTGGCATGGAAGCAGACCCATGGGGAACAATCAAGTTGGCCGATCTGGGTTATTGCGAAATCTTTGACTTCAAGTGTGCAGCCAGTAGAACGTGCGATGCATGGGTGGTCGGTGGTCCAAACACTGGTGAGCAAGAGGGCGAAGACTATGAAGAGGGAGAAGAGGAATGAAAGGTCTATATGCAAACATTCATGCTAAACGCGAAAGAATTGCTGCTGGCAGCAAAGAGAAAATGCGCAAGCCTGGGGCAAAGGGCGCTCCAAGCGCTTCAGACTTTAAGGCAGCGGCTAAAACCGCCAAGCCAGTGAAAAAGAAATGAAGACCCCAGCTTGGCAGCGCAAAGAGGGCAAAAGCCCATCTGGTGGTTTGAATGCCAAGGGTCGGGCAAGTGCCAAGACCGAGGGCATGAACTTGAAAGCGCCAGTCAAGGCTGGCGACAACCCAAGACGCGCATCATTCTTGGCGCGCATGGGCAATATGCCTGGGCCTGAGATGAAGGGTGGTGAGCCGACCAGGCTGCTGCTGAGTCTGAAGGCATGGGGCGCAAGCTCCAAGGCTGATGCCAAAGCCAAGGCGGCTGCGATCAGTGCCAGGAACAAGGCCAAGAAATGATTTGTCCAATTGTCATTGCCACTGTCAAGGGCCATGGTCTGTCTGTGATGCTGGAGTCAATCAAGCAATACGCGCCAGAGTGTCCGGTCTATCTGCGCGGTCCACAGTCGGTGATTGACAATTATCAGGCTGACTTCAAGATTTATGGCCAGCCAAGGAGCTTTGGCGAAGACTACAACGAAATCATTGAGGCAGCGCTCAAAGACTGGTCATCATGCATTGTGGCCAATGACGACATAGTGCTGACACCCACCAGCGTGAAAGTGCTGATGGAAGATGTGGCCATTGTCAGGACCATGAACAGCTACAAAGCTGGGTGGGTGGCGGCTAGGTGTGACGCTGCCAGACCTTGTCAAAATGTGCGGATCACTGACCAGCCAGAGAAGCTGAACTTCTACAAATTCCCGTCTGAGGCCCACATCAAACTGGTCCAAGAGGTCAGCCCCATATTTGCATGGATATCAAGTGATGCATTTGGGGAGGCAAAGTTTCCCCCTCTGAATTGGTACAGTGACGATGTGCATTGTATGGACTTAATCCAAAAAGGCTATGCCCATTATGTGAGTGCCAGTTATGTCCACCACATTGGCAGCAACACCATTGGTTTCAATGCTCAGAAGCTCCATGAGGATGCGCTGCCATGGCTCAGAGAGAATCGACCAAATTATGCGAATGCCTGGTTTGATTCTTAATCTAGGCTCTGGCAAAGACTGGTGCGCTGAGTATCTGAATGCAGATATTCAAGCCAGCAAGAATCCTGACTGGCTGGTGGATATCAGCAAGATTAAGTGGGGCGACACGCTACAGACTAGGTTTGGGCAGCTGGAGATCGTGCCAGGAATGTTTGAGGTGATTCTGGCCAATGATGTGCTGGAACACATCCCCAATCTGGTCGATGCCATGACCAACTGCAAAGAATTGTTGATGGTGGGTGGCCAGATGCGGATTCATGTGCCTTATGAGTTAAGTCTTGGGGCGTGGCAAGACCCGACCCATGTCAGGGCATTTAACGAGAATTCTTGGAAGTATTACACCGAGTGGCACTGGTACTTGGGCTGGCCTGATCGGTTTGAGCTGACAACACTGGAAATGCGTCTCTCAAAGGTGGGAGAAGCACTAGAATTGCCACAAGACGAAATTATCCGCACCCCAAGGGCTGTGGACTCCATGTATGTGGTTCTTACAAAGGTCAAGCCATGATTGAAAATATTACCGATAACCTATCCACCGACATTGCAGCCACCGAGCCAATGGATGATGCAGAGCTGCAAGCGATCATCACGCAAGACCTGACCGATGCGGTGAGCTATGTGGACAGTGATCTGTCCCCCACACGCGCCAAGGGGACTGAATACTATCGCGGGGATTTATTCGGCAATGAGGTCGAAGGCAACAGCAAAGTGGTGGCCATGGAAGTGCGCGACACTGTCTCGGCCATGCTGCCAAGCCTGATGCGGGTATTTTTTAATTCTGAGAATGTGGTGGAGTTTTCACCCCGTGGCCCAGAAGATGTGAAGATGGCCCAGCAGGCGACCGACTACGCCAACTATGTATTCCAGAATGACAACAACGGGTTTTTGACCAGTTATGCCATTTTCAAAGATGCACTGGTCAGGAAATGCGGCATTGCAAAATTTTGGTGGGAAGATGACGAGAAGGTCCGGATTGAAGAGTACACCGGCCTCGATGACCAGACCCTCGAAATGCTCATGCAAGAGCCTGGCGGTGAGGTCAAGATCATTACGTCTTACCCAGACCCAGCCATTGACGAGGCACAGCTGACGACAGTAGACCCCACCACTGGCCAGCCCATGGTGATGCCTGCGCCCATGATCCATGATGTGCAGATCAAGCGAATCACAAAGGATGGTCGCATCAAGATCATGGCCGTGCCACCCGAAGAGCTACTCTTGGACAGACGCGCAAGATCGTTTGAAGACTCGACCATCATTGCCCACAGGCAGATGGCCACTGTGGCCGACCTGATTGCCATGGGTTATGACCAGGATGAAATTGAAGAGAATCTGTCATCGACAGACCTTGACAGCAATGATGAGTATTTGGCGCGTCAGCCACTGAGTACCACTTTTGGCACAAGTGACGCTGCCAACCCGATGATGCAGCGCGTGCTGTACATCGAGGCATATTCCCGTGTGGACTTTGATGGTGATGGCATTGCAGAGCTTAGAAAAGTGTGCTGCATGGGCGGTGGCTATAAGGTGGTGCGCAATCTGCCAGCCAGCTACATTCCATTTGCTGACTTTCCCTGCGATCCAGAGCCACACACAAGCCCCCTTGAGGCGATGTCGATTTTTGATATTACCCGCGACTTGCAAGAGATCAAGTCGGAAATACTCCGAAACACATTGGACAGTCTGGCCCAGTCCATTCACCCACGCACAGCTGTGGTGGAAGGCCAAGTCAATATCGATGATGTCTTGAACAATGAGACGGGTGCAATTATCAGAATGCGCGCGCCTGGCATGGTCCAACCCCTGACAACCCCATTTGTGGGTCAGGCCGCATTCCCGATGATGGAATACATGGACCAGATCAAGGAAGATCGCACGGGCATGAGCAAGGCGGCCATGGGGCTGAATGCTGACGCATTGCAGTCAAGCACCAAAGCAGCTGTGAATGCAACGATCAATGCCAGCCAAGGTCGCATTGAGCTGACAGCCCGAATTCTGGCTGAAGGCATGAAAAAACTATTTAAGGGCATTTTGTTCTTGGCCACAACGCACCAGGACAAAGCCCGAATGGTCAGAATGCGCAATGAGTGGGTGCAGATCGATCCAAGATTCTGGGATGCCAGCATGGATGCCAACATCAATATTGCCTTGGGCAATGGCGACACCAACGAGAAACTGCAAGCGCTGATGATGATCATGTCCAAGCAAGAGCAAATCTTGCAACAACTTGGTCCAACGAATCCCTTGGTCACGCCCCAGCAGTTTAGTAATACCCTGCGAAAAATCGTAGAGTTATCTGGGTTTAAAGATTCAACCAGCTTTTTCCAAGATATCCCTGCCGACTATGTGCCACCACCACCACAGCAAAAGCCAAGCCCCGAAGAGGTGCTGGCCCAGGTGCAGGCCGAGTCCATCAAGGCAGATATCCAAAAGAAAGCAGCCGAGCTAGAGCTAAAGCGCCAGCAAATGATGATGGATGACGATTTGACCCGTGACAAAATGGCTCAGGATTTGTATCTCAAAAAGTATGAAATTGAGTTAAAGTACAAATCACAGATCAGTACAGCCGAAATTGATGCGGCTCAGAATATTGATCGTGAAGCAATGCGTCAGCAGGCATTGTTGGCCCAGCAGCAGGCGGCACAGTTTGTGTCACAGCCGCAGCCACCAATGCAAGAGCAGATGCCCCCATCAACCTTTCAAGGAATGGCACAGTAAGTGACAAACGAAGACCAGGTAAACAAAGGCCGAAAGGCCAAGCAGCTGCTAGAGGATGAAACCCTCAACAATGCAATTGCAAAATTGGAGAATGACCAACTTTGGGCATTTCGATCATCGAAACCCGAAGAGTCTGTGAAACGCGAGACAGCGTGGTGTATGTTGCAGGCCATTGACGGCCTGCGGCAAGAGTTGATCAAAATAATGGACAACGGAAAAATTGCACAGAACGCTATCAGCAAATCACAGAAAAACCTAATTTAAGAAATTACTATGGCAGAAATACAAGCAATGAATTTGGCCGATGCGGCCAGTGCTATCTCGGAAATGTTAGCCCCCGAAAAGGGACAAGCAGAAGTTGACGAGACGCAGCCAGTCGAAGAGTCCGAAGAGGACTTAGAGGCAGCGGCTTCTGAGGAGGATGAGTCTGGTGTGGAAGACGCGCCAGATGAAGAGACCCCAGAGGAACAGTCAGGGGAAGAGGAAGAGCAAGAGGAGCAAGAACAGCCACAGACTTTCACTGTCAAAGTAGACGGCAAGGAAGTTTCTGTCACGCTAGACGAGCTTCAGAAGGGCTACTCCAGGACTCAGGACTACACTCGGAAAACGCAGCAAATTGCCGAAGTGCGAAAGCAAGTCGAGCAAGAGACCCATGCAGTCCGAGCCGAGCGTGAGCAATATGCTCAATTGTTGGGAGCATTGCAAGCCCAACTTCAGTCTTCAGAGCCTCAAGTCGATTTGGAACGTCTTTACCATGAAGACCCGATCGAATGGGTGAGGCAAAAGGAAGTCATGCGGGAGAGACAAGAGAAATTAGGTGCTATTCAGTCTGAACAGCAGCGACTTGCTCAAGTGTCCCAGTATGAACAGCAGCGCGCCATGGAAGCCCAACTTGCCAGCCAGCAAGAAGCTCTATTGGCAGCCTTACCTGATTGGAAAGACCCCAAGAAGGCAAAGGCCGAAAAGGCGCTGGTGATTGAGTCTGCGAAGGCAGCAGGCTTTACCGATGAAGACTTGAAGAGCGTTTACGACCACCGACTGGTCCTGTTGTTGCGTAAAGCAGCACTGTTTGACCAGATGGTAAGTAAACGCCAAGGCATTAAGCCTGTGGTGAACAATGGCCCACGAACAGCCAAGCCTGGTGCAGCTGGTCGGGTTTCGACAACAACTGAGAGTACGCGAGCAAAGCAGCGTCTTGCAAAAACTGGCCGTATAGATGATGCGGCTTCTGCAATTGAACTCTTATTGAAATGAGGAAATTATGGCTATCGTAAGTAACACGTTCTTGACCTATAGCGCCAAGGGCATCCGCGAAGACTTGAGCAATATCATCACAAATATTGCACCGGAAGAAACTCCATACATGAGCAACATTGGCCGTGAAAACGTGTCAAACGCTTTGTTTGAGTATCAGACCGATACATTGGCCGCAGCTGCTGCCAATGCACAACTTGAGGGTGACGATGTTGCATCGTTTGACTCTGTGACTGCTACTGTGCGTATGCAAAACTATGCACAGATTTCACGCAAGACAATCATCTTGTCAGCTACTGAAGAAGTAGTGAACAAGGCAGGGCGTCGCAGTGAGCTGGCCTACCAAATCGCGAAGCGTGGCGCGGAATTACGTCGCGACCAAGAATTCGTGATGTTGAATGGCGGCATTGCTGTTGCTGGTGATTCCACCACAGCTCGCGTGACTGCTTCTTTGGGTGCGTTTATCAAAACGAACACTGACAAGCAGACCAATGGTACTGATCCATCTTACACAACGCTGCCAAACAGCGCCCGTACAGATGGCAACGTGCGCACATTCACTGAAACCATTTTGAAAAATGTGATTCAGAAAGTGTGGACACAAGGCGGTACACCTAAGATTTTGATGTGCGGCCCTGTTAACAAACAGCGCGTGTCAGGTTTCTCTGGTATTGCTTCTAGCCGTTTCAACATTGATGGCGGTGCAAAGCCTGCCACACTGGTTGGCGCGGTTGACATTTATGTTTCAGATTTTGGGAACGTACAGGTCATTGCAAATAGATTCCAGCGTGAGCGTGATGCATGGGTGATCGATCCTGACTACGCCAAGATGACAGTGCTGCGCCCTTACCAGCAAGTCGAATTGGCCAAGACTGGCGATGCTGAAAAGCGTATGCTGATCGTTGAGTGGGGTCACAAAGTGTTGGCTGAAAATGCCCATGGTTTGGCAGCAGACCTGATTACTTCCTAATCGGAAGGTAAATGGAAAGGGCCAGGGAAACTTGGCCCTTTTTTAAAAATGATTCACAAAAGACTTTTTGACCAAAACAAAGAACAAGGCATCACACGCATCTGGCATGAGAACACCGATACAGGCGATGTGACCATTGAGACCCAGCAAGATGTCACAGCGGTGATTGAGGCCAACAAGGCCATCTATAACGCTGTGGATGAGAAAGCGGCATGGAAAGGTGAATGGCACTTGGTGGCATCCATCCCCGAATCCCTTTATTACAAGATGAAGGCCGAGGGCAAGATCGATGACCAGGAGTACATGAAAAAATGGCTCAACGACTCTGACAATCAATTCTTTAGAACAAGACCTGGAAAAGTATGAACTACATTGCAGTCTGCACCCCTGCCCGTGATCAGGTCCACACCAACTACACCTATTGCATGGTGAATATGGTGGCCTATCACACGCTCAACACCACAGACGCAATCAGTCTGAAATTGATGCAAGGCACAATTATCCAAAACCAAAGGGCTGACCTTTGCTTGGATGCCATGAGAGAGGGCTGCACCCATATCCTTTTCATTGACTCGGACATGACATTCCCCCAGGACATGGTCCAAAGGCTCTTGAAGCACGACAAAGAGATTGTGGCTGCCAACTGTGCCAGGCGCAGAATGCCCACCGGCCCAACTGCCCAGAACTATGACGCTGATGGCAAGCGCCAGTCGGTCTACACAATGCCAGAATCCACCGGATTGGAAGAGGTGGGAAGCATTGGAACGGGCATAATGCTGATCAAGCGCGAGGTGTTTGAGGGCATGAGCGAGCCATGGTTTGATATGCCATGGCAGACCACCAGAGGCTACATGGGTGAGGATGTGTTCTTTTGTAAGAAAGCGCAAGAGCTGGGTTACAAAGTCTACATCGACCATGATGTCTCAAAGGAAATTGGCCACATTGGCACATTTGAATTTCGCCATGAACACACTTGGATTGTGAAAGAAGAGATGGAAAAAGAGGCCCAATAATGGCACTGACAACCTATACAGAGCTGAAGACATCCATTGGTGACTGGCTTAACCGGTCGGACCTGACGACAGCCATTCCTGACTTTATCTCTTTGGCCGAAGCACAAATCGAAAGAACACTGCGCACCAGGCAGATGATTGTCAGGGCCAATGCGTCTTTTGACGCGCAGTATGGCGCAGTGCCAAGCGACTTTCTTGAGACCAAATCTCTCAAGCTCACAAGCACAAACCCACAGACCCCATTGCAGTTTTTGAGCATTGATGCCTTGGACAATGAGGCGGCCAATTACACGGCCAGTGGCAAACCCAAATTCTTTGGTGTTGTTGGTGGCCAATTCCGAATTGTCCCAACACCCGATGCAAATTACACAACTGAGCTAACCTATTACGCAAAGTTGACAAAGTTATCAAGTAGTGTGGCCAGCAATTGGCTTTTGGCATCAAGCCCAGACATTTATCTGTATGGAGCATTGCTCCAAGCTGCACCATACTTGCAAGATGATGCGAGAATCCAGACATGGGCAACGCTGTATGAGCGAGCCTTAAATGATTTACAAACTGCCGATGATCGCGGTGCATCTTCTGGCGGTGCATTACTGACCCGTGCAAAGACTTTTGGATAAGGACTAGACCATGTCATCTTTCAGCGACTACAGCGAAAACCTAGTTTTAAATTTTCTATTTACAACGAACACGGCAACCCGCCCCACTGCCTGGTATGTTGGCCTATTCACGGCTGCACCAAGCGACACGGGTGGCGGCACTGAAGTGTCTGGCAGCGGCTACGCACGGGTGGTGACTGGCACGATCTCCGGCTCTGGCACGGCCACAACATTCACTAATGCAGCGGCCATCGAGTTTGCAGCTGCCAGCGGTGGAAACTGGGGATCAGTGGGCTGGGCCGGCATCTTTGATGCAAGCACATCAGGAAATTTACTCGCCTGGGCGCCATTGACCACAGCGCGCACCATCAATGATGGCGATGTCTTGCGCATCCCAGCTGCATCCTTGAGCATCACTTTGGCCTGATATGGCAGCCTATGGATCGGGGAATTTTGGTGTTGGCCAATACTCTGATCCGAGGGTAGGCTACGGGTACGGCTCTTATGGCAAGGGCAACTACTCCAGAGGCACATTTGAGCCTGCTGTAAACATTACAGCCACATCCACCATGTCGGTGGGTGCAGGGGTCATTTCCAATGTCGCGGTGGCCATCAGCGCCACATCCACCATGTCGGTGGCAGCCACTAGATTCACATTTGGCGCTTTGGCAATATCTGACACCAGCACATTGGTGGTCAATGCCAATTCAATTCTTAGAGCAAGTCTGGCGATATCAGACACAAGCACCATGGCCGTCAACGGCCTGCGCTATGCCATAGGTGCGGCCACCATCAGCGACACAAGCACCATGGCCGTGGCTGGGGTGCGTTATGCCATTGGTGCAGCTGCCATCAGCGACACATCAACTTTGGCGGTGGGCGGTGTCAGATACGCCATTGGCGCAGCCACCATCACAGACACATCGACACTGACAGTCTCAACCAGCATCATTGGCAATTCTGGCTTTGCAGTGACTGGCACAAGCACTTTGGTAGTGAATGCGCAGCGCAGGCAGTCTGGTGCTGTGGCTTTTACAGAAACATCATCCATGGCGGTCAATGCAAGACTAAAATGGGAAGCAGAAAGTGACACGACAGAAAGTTGGTCTGGGATATCTGATAATTCAGAGACCTGGACACCAATCTCTGATCAGTCAGAAACATGGACTGCAATTAGTGATTCAAGTGAAACTTGGACTCCAATTGCTGATAATAGTGAATCTTGGCAAATTGCCGCATGAGGTGAAAAATGGCTGATACAACCACCACGAATCTATTGCTGACAAAACCAGAAGTTGGTGCATCTACCGACACCTGGGGAACAAAGATCAATACCGATTTGGACAGCATTGACGCATTGTTTGATGCTGGTCCATTTTTAAAAGTCAGCAAAGGTGGAACGGGCGCAGGCACAGCTGCTAATGCGCGCACGGCCCTTGGTTTGGTGATTGGAACAAATGTCCAGGCTTGGGATGCTGACCTAGACACCTGGGCTGGCAAGACTGCACCAAGCGGGACTGTGGTCGGAACGACAGACACCCAGACGCTGACAAATAAAACAGTCGAGGCTGGCACATTCACAAACGGCTACACCGAAGAGGTGAATACGGCCAACACATCCACGGCCTACACAATCAGCCTGGCTGATGGCTCATTTCAAGTTTTAACCCTGACAGGCAACGCAACGATTACCATGCCAACGGCCACGGCTGGAAGGTCTTTTATTCTTTTGCTGAAGCAAGATGCCACAGGCTCACGCACAGTTACTTGGTCTACTGTTTATTGGCCAGGCGGTACTGCACCAACAATCACCAGCACAGCATCCAAGCAAGATATTTATTCATTCTTTGCTGATGGTTCAAAATGGTATGGCACGACAGTTGGTCAGAACTTTACCTACTAAGGACTGAATAATGTTTGCAGCAGGTAAAACAGCAGCAGTCTCTGGCGCAGGGCCAGACGCACAGTTTAACTACGTCACTATGCTCTTGCATGGCGATGGGACTAATGGCGCACAGAACAATACGTTCCTAGACAGCAGTACAAATAACTTCACCATCACCCGCAACGGCAATACAACCCAAGGTTCTTTCTCGCCTTATGGGTCTAATTGGTCTAACTTCACTCCATCATCGGCATATTTTTATACTGCTTCATCTGCAAATTTAAATTTAGGTGCGGGTTCATTTACTTTGGAGTTTTGGGTAAATCCATCTGCTTTAACAAATGAAGCACGAATGGTTACTGTTGAAGGTTCTTCAACCATCGGTATGATTATGGGTGGCGGTGGTGCTGGTGGCTCAAACACCGACATTCAAGTTAATCAATTTGGTACTGCAACCCTATTAAATGCAAGTTCTGTTTTAAGCGTTGGAACATGGACTCATGTTGCTGTTACATATAACGGAACTACATCAACTCTTTGGGTTAATGGTGTTTCTCAAAATACTGCTTCTGGAAGCGTATTCCCAAACTCAAATAGTTCTGTAACAGTATTTGGCTCTGTCAATTATGCAAACTCAGCATTTAAAGGGTACATATCAAACCTTAGACTTTTAAAAGGAACTTGCCTTTACACAACATCGTTTACGCCAAGCACAACGCCTTTGACAGCAATCACCAATACTGCTTTATTGACTTGCCAAAGCAATCGTTTTTTTGATGCTTCAGCAAACGCATTTGGTTTTACTTTCTCAGGCTCACCAAGCGTTCAACGCTTCAACCCATTTGGTACTTCTACCGCCTACTCCACAAGCGTGATTGGTGGGTCAGGGTATTTTGATGGTAGTGGTGACTATTTAACTGCGCCTGATGACGCATCATTAAATTTATCTGCTGACTTTACTGTCGAGGCATGGGTTAATCTTGATAACATATCTTCTGAGTATTGTGTTTTCCATAACCATACTTCAAATGTTAATGGTGTTGCTGTAACTGTCAATAGTGGTGCGCCAAGACTTCTTTCTGGTAATGGTTCTTGGTCTGTAATATTGGATTCTAGTATTACCATAAAACCAAACACATGGAATCACATTGCAGGGACTAGAAGTGGGAATACTTACACTATATGGGTAAATGGTGTTTCGGGTGGAACAGCGTCATCAGCAACAACGCCCTCATATAGTGGTGGCGCACAAATTGGTAGGTTCATCTCAAGCGCACCACTTGCTTTTCCTGGCTATATGAGCAATCTGCGTGTGGTCAAAGGCACTGCGGTTTACACAACTACATTTACGCCAAGCACAACGCCATTGACTGCAATTAGTGGTACATCTTTGCTTTTGTACTACACCAATGGCGCAATCTTTGACAACGCCATGATGAACGACTTAGAAACTGGTGGTAATGCACAGATTTCTACAAGTGTTAAGAAGTATGGAACAGGGTCTATTGCGTTTGATGGTACTGGTGATTTCTTAAAATTTCCTAAAATGGGAGCACTTGGCTTTGGAACTGGAAACTTTACAATTGAAATGTGGGTTTATCCAAATGCAAATCAAGCATCTTATGCTCAATTACTAAATAAAGGCCCATCAGAGATTTTTAATCTTGGGTTTTATCCATCAACTACACAATTAAATTTTTACAATGGTGGATTTTTAATTTCTGCATCTAGTTCTTTAACTATTGGCGCATGGACTCATGTTGCTTTAGTAAGAAATGGAACTACCTTAACGCTTTATCAAGGTGGAGTTTCTGTTGGTTCTGCAACATATACAACAGATGCTCCAGACAATTATGGACATATTGGATGTAGTGTCAATGAGGCAGCTTATTTTTTTAATGGTTACATTGATGACTTAAGAATTACTAATGGTATTGCCCGATACACAGGAACATTTACACCTCCAACATCAGCACTCTCAGACACAGGCCCATATTAAGGAACATCATGCAAATTGCAATCTTAACTAGCCCCATTACAGTAGGCGATTATCGTGAACTGTTTAGCAATACATCATTCAACGCTAATGGCCCAAGCGATGAATTCTTGACTGCCAACAACGCTAAGAAGGTCAATGCTTTCAAAGCCCATGACCGACTGACACAAAAGTTGGTTTCATGCTCTGCCTATGATGATGGTGAGTTTGTTTCTGTCGTTCAAGTGGCTGACATGAGTGCTGAAGAAATCCAAGCAGCTAAAGACTCTGCAATGGCTAACATTCGTGGTCAACGTAACCAGTTACTCAAGGATTGTGATTGGACTCAGATTGCTGATTGCACCATCCCTAAGAAGGCTGAGTGGACAACATATCGTCAGACTTTGCGTGATTTGCCTAGCACTATCACAGAGCCTAGAACCTTTACTGATTGGCCTCATAACCCTGATTGGGTTGAGCGTAACTTCTAAGGTGAATCATGGAAAACGAAGTTACCCACAAGCAAATCTACGACAGGCTCATTGAAGTCGAAAACAAGGTAGATAGTATAGACAAGAACACTAAAGGTCTTGTAGAGGCTATAAAGGCTCTTGATGGGGCTTTTAAAGTGCTTGGATGGGTAGCCTCTGCTGCCAAGCCTATTCTATGGGTGGGTGCGCTGATTATGGCTGCTGGTGCAGTCTGGCAGACTTGGATTAAAAAATGAGAGACTGGGCCGTGGCATTTATTGCTGCGGCTCTTTTGAGCGCCACCATTGTCTGGTGCTTTTTTGTCATCATTTCGTTTTGGCCATGATCTATGCTCTGGTCCTATTAGCAGCTGCTGAATATAGATGCACCAGGTGGACATGGACTGGTGATGTCTACAATCGGAAGGTTGTCTGCATCAAATGGGAGAAGAGGAAATGATCGATCCAATCACGGCTCTGGCAGGGATACAAAGCGCCATCAGCATGGTCAAGAAGGCAGCAGGTGTTGCCCAAGACTTAGGCTCACTCGCGCCAATGATTGGCAAACTTTTCGATGCCAAGTCTGTGGCCACCAAAGCTATGCTGCAAGCCAAGCAGTCCGGCAAAGGCTCAAACATGGGAACGGCTCTCCAGATCGAGATGGCCTTGGAACAGGCCAGAGCCTTTGAGGAAGAGTTAAAAATGCTTTTTATGCAGACTGGAAAGATTGATGTCTGGAACAAGATTAAAGCCAGGCAGGCCGAGATGGACTTGGCAGATGCCAAAGAAATAAGTGCATTAAAGAAGGCTGAGAAAGAAGCCAAGCAGAAAGAGCAAGAACAACTTGAAATTGGTCTGGCCATTGGCGGGATATTCTTTGTCTTGTTTTTAGTATTTGTTGGCGTGAATGAGTTGATGGAATTCTGTGCAACTACTCGTAGATGTGGCAGATGAATGAGTACCAAAAGACCTTTGACCTATGCCTAAAGATATTCGTTTACGGATGTGTGGCTTTATACGCCCTTGGTTTTCTGAAGTTTTTGCCTGACGATTTGTCGGACAAAATTGTTAATCTCCTACTTGGAAAGATTGGACTGTAATGCTA